AAATACAAAAAAGGACAAGATATTTATCACGAAACAATTGTAGAAAAAGAAAAAAGAGTAGAAGTACCTGTTTATATAAAAGCAGATAGTGAAAGAATTGTAAAAGAATATCATACAAAAGTTTTATATAAAGATAGATTAGTATTAAACGATGGATTGGGTATTGTAGAAATAACTGATACTATTAGTAGAAATAAAATTATCGGTAGAAAATGGAATGCTCAAATTAATGAAAGAACCATTACCGATACAAAAATTGTAAAAGAACTTCCAAAAAACCAAATTTATGTTGGAGTACAAGGTTTAGCAGGTAATTCAACTGCATTAGTAGGACCACAACTTACTCTTAAAACTAAAAAAGATAATTTATACGGAACAAGTTTACTTATAGATGGTAACGGAAATAAGTATTTTGGTATATCGGTTGGTTGGAAGATTAGATTGAAAAAATAATATGGCAGTTCAAGGGAAACCTAAGAAGTCTTTAAAAGAGATTATTGCAGAAGAATATCGTAAATGTGGGCAAGACCCAATTTACTTTATGAAAAAATATTGTGTTATTCAACACCCAACTAGGGGTAAAATACCTTTCCACTTATATCCGTTTCAGGAAAACTGTTTAACAGATTTTAAACAAGACCGTTTTAACATTATTCTTAAATCACGTCAATTGGGTTTATCAACACTTTCTGCAGGATTTATTCTTTGGAAAATGTTATTCAACGAAGATTTTAATGCATTGGTTATTGCAACTAAAGTAACGGTTGCAAAAAACTTAGTAGAAAAAGTAAGAGTAATGCACGATTTATTACCTATATGGTTAAGAGATGGTGGGAACTCTTCTGTTGAAGATAACAAACTATCACTTAAATTAAAGAACGGTTCTCAAGTTAAAGCAATAGCATCTTCACCTGATGCAGGACGTTCGGAAGCCCTATCCCTATTAGTAGTGGATGAGGCGGCATTCATTAGAGATATAGATGAAATTTGGTTATCGGCGCAATCAACTCTATCAACAGGTGGTTCGGCAATCGTATTATCAACTCCAAATGGCGTGGGTAACTGGTTTCATAAAATGTGGGTAGAAGGAGAAAGTGGTGCAAACGGATTTAATCCTATAAATCTCCATTGGACAGTTCATCCAGAAAGAAATCAAACTTGGAGAGATGAACAGACTCGTATTTTGGGAGCAAAAGGAGCGGCACAAGAATGTGATTGTGACTTTGTTGGTTCTGGAGATACAGTAATAGACCCTGAATTATTAACTTGGTATAAGAACACTTATGTAATGGAACCTGTTGAAAAAGCAGGATTTGATAGAAACCTATGGAAATGGGAATATCCAAATTACAACAAACAATATATGGTTGTAGCTGACGTTGCAAGAGGAGATGCAGCCGATTATTCAACTGCACAAGTTTTAGATATTGAAGATTGTTCGCAAGTTGCAGAGTATAGAGGAATGATTGATACCAAAGATTTTGGAAACTTTCTTACTGCATTAGCAACCGAATACAACAATGCACTATTAGTAGTAGAAAACTCAAACGTAGGTTGGGCATGTATTCAACAAATTATAGATAGAGGATACCAAAATCTATTTTATATGAGTAACGACTTAAAATATATTGATGTTGAAAGACAAATGAGCAATAGATTTTACAGAGATGAAAAACAAATGGTTGCAGGTTTCTCTACAACATCTAAAACCCGTCCTCTTATTATATCTGCATTAGACACTTATATGAACGAAAAAGATATTCTTATTCGTAGTGGTAGATTAATCGATGAAATGTTTACATTTATTTGGCAAAGTGGTAGAGCAGAAGCAATGAAAGGATACAATGATGACTTAATTATGGCATTGGCGATTGGACTTTGGGTTCGTAATACTGCACTTCGTTTAAGACAAGAGGGAATAGATTTAACCAAAAATATGTTGAACTCATCACATATAGCTAAATACGACGGATTCGTATCTACGGGTCATTTAAGTAGAAATCCATATGAAATGGAAGTGGGTAACAAAGAAATAGAAAACTTAACTTGGTTACTTCAGTAATTTTTTTATATTTATATGTTGAAACTATTATAAATGAAAGAAGATTTAGATAAATGGTTTAAAGAAAAATGGGTAAACATCGGCAAAAAAGTTGATGGTAAACACCCACCATGCGGAACTTCTGGTGAAAAAAGTGGTTATGCAAAATGTGTTCCTGCTGCAAAAGCTGCCGGAATGAGTAAAAAAGAAAAAGAAAGTGCAACTCGTAGAAAAAGAGCAGCACAAAACGATGCAGGAAGAGGAGGTAAAAGTAGTAGTGGACAAGGTAAAAAACCAATAAATGTTTCTACTAAACCTAAAAACGAAGAGTGGAGTGATAAATATAAAAGTAGTATAGATTGTAATAATCCAAAAGGTTTCTCTCAAAGAGCACATTGTCAAGGAAAGAAAAAAAATGAAGCTATGAATATAGAAGAAAAACTAAATTTATTTTTAGAAAAAAATTGCCCAACAGACCCTGGTAAATGGTCTGCATCTAAATCGGCAGCAAAATCTAAATTTGATGTTTACCCATCTGCATATGCAAACGGTTGGGCTGCAAAGAATTATAAATCAAAAGGTGGAGGATGGAGAGCATGCAACGAAAATTTAGGAGAATTAAATGCATTGCATGAATGTTGGGATGGATACAGAGAAATTGGTGGAAAGATGAAAAATGGAAGAATGGTCCCAAATTGTGTTCCTGTAAAAGAAAATGACCAACCTGGTGGATATTATGGAGATGACGCAATTGAAATGGATGAAACTGATTTAAGAGATACGGATGCAGAAATTAATTATGGAACAGTAGAACCAGAAGAATACGATGTTGAAGATGAGGATATGGCAGACTTCATTGCGTTTATGCAAGGATATGATAAAAATCTAAACGAAGGTTGTCAATGTTTAAGAGAAGCAGAATATCAAGGTAGACAAGTTCAATTGGGTAAACCAATGCAAGGTGATGTTAAGAAATTCAAAGTATATGTTAAAAATCCAGCAGGTAATGTTGTTAAAGTAAACTTTGGACAAAAAGGTATGAAAATTAGAAAATCAAATCCAGGTGCTAGGAAAAATTTTAGAGCAAGGATGAATTGTGATAGTCCAGGACCGAGAGATAAAGCAAGATATTGGAGTTGTAGAAAATGGTAATAAAATTTGGAAATTACAAAAAAATTTATTATCTTTATAGATACTTTACAAATTAAAAAATGGCAGATAAATCAGTATTAGGTAGGTTACAGAAATTATTTTCAACAAACACCATTGTTCGTAAAACGGAAACAGGAACAAAGGTAATTGACACAGATGAGTGGCAAAATATGACCACGAATTTGGTTGACAGATTCACGAAGTTAAAAGTAACAAATTATGGAACTGGTCAAATAGAATCATCGATGGCCTATCAACAGGTTCGTATAGATTTATTCAGAGATTATGATTCAATGGATACTGACCCGATTCTTTCCTCTGCATTAGATATTTACGCAGATGAATGTACTGCAAAAAATGAACAAGGTAATATTTTAAAGATACATCACGAAGATGATAATATTAAACAAATATTAGAAAATTTATTTTACGATATTTTAAATGTTGAATTTAATCTTTGGCCTTGGACTAGAAATTTAGTTAAATATGGAGATTTTTTCTTACATTTAGAAATTGCAGAAGAAGAAGGTATTGGTATTATAAATGTAATGCCTTTATCAGCATACGAAGTTAGTAGAATGGAAGGATTTGACCAAGCTAACCCACAAAGAGTTAAATTTGTGTATGCACCATATCAAAATCCATACGGAGCATTTGGACAATCTCCTAAAAAAGAATTTGAAAATTATGAGATGGCTCATATGAGATTAAATTCTGATTCAAATTTTTTGCCTTATGGTAAATCTATAATCGAAGGAGGTAGAAGAGTGTGGAAACAATTAATGTTGATGGAAGATGCAATGTTAATTCACAGAGTGATGAGAGCACCTGAAAAAAGAATTTTTAAAATTGATGTAGGTAATATTCCACCAAATGAGGTAGATAATTATATGCAGAAAATTATCAACAATTCCAAAAAAGTTCCTTTTGTTGATGAAAGAACGGGTGAATATAACTTAAAATACAATATTCAAAACCTTATTGAAGATTACTACATGCCAGTTCGTGGTAATGATAATGGTACTTCAATTGATACATTGAAAGGTTTGGAGTATAATATGATTGATGACTTAGATTATTTAAAAAATAAGTTGATGGCATCTTTAAAAATTCCAAAAGCATATTTAGGATATTCGGAAGATACCAATGGTAAAGCAACATTAGCATCTATGGATATTCGTTTTGCTAAAACAATCGAAAGAGTCCAAAGAGTATTAATTTCAGAATTAACTAAA